CGGGCACTCTCGCTTCGGGCCCGGACGATCAAGTCACCGCCCGCAAGGTTGATATTGAAGTAAATCCGCGCGTCATCGGTGGTAACGCACCGCCCCTCCGCGATCTGAACAGCTGCCTCGAGGACCTAGGTGGTCAGACCACTGCCGAGTCATATGAGGATCGTACGGGGCTCGGGTTCAGTACCGGCTCTCTTTTGTCTCTCTTTGCAATCGGTCCCCAAGAAAAATACCTTTTGACTGACGATTTCGGCACGTCTCAGTGGAATCCGGATTTTAAGAGATATACAAACTCGGTCATGTATCAGCGTATCATTCCTTTTCCACCCGCCAATCCATCGTACCAGAACAAGACGATTCAGCTCGAGCTCCTGCCGACCGAGTTGGGCCATCTCATATCAAACATGTATCTCAAAGTGACCATGCCGGCTCTTCCGAATGGAAACCAATACGCGCCTCAAATCGGCCGGTCCTTGATAAAGCAGGTTGACCTCCTCGTCAATGAGACTGTCATCGAGACGCTCTATGACGACTGGTACATCCTGCGCGACCAGCTTTTCCTCGACGCCGACGAACAGACGGGTATGTTCCAGGCGGTCGGTGGTTCAAACGTCAATCCGACCGTCGCGACCGATTACATCATCCCTCTCGAGTTTTTCTTTTGTCGTCGTAAATCTCACGGCGATTCTGGCAACGAGCGTCTTCGCCGGCCTTACTTCCCACTGTGCGCCATGTGGAATCAGCGCTTGTACGTGCGCTTCACCTTCCAGCCAAATACGTGGTGGTGCAACGTCGCCGCGCCGCACACGACCGACCTCGTACTCCCCAAGCTCGTGACCGAAGAGATTCTCCTCGAAAATGCAGAGAAGTTGTACTACACCAATACGCCTCTCAAATACATTGTGAATCGCGTCAAGAAAGAGTCGACCCTGACATTCACGGGAGGCAATCCCCAACTTCAGCTTACGGCCTCCTTTCCCGTCCAGACTTTGGCCTGGTTTTTTAGGAACAAGAATTACGAAGATGTGACTTCGGGCACGTACTATGATTCCAGATACAATTACGGGTACACGACCCAGTACATCAGAACGGGCGTTCAGCTCACGTTCCCCTCGGGCCCTTCAAATTACATCGACGTGATCGATACGGCCAAGATCACACTCAACAACGTCGACATCTTGAGTACGTTTCAGGGGTCGCTGTATTATACATTCAAACAGCCCCTGGAACATGGTCTCTCGATTCCTTCTAAAAATATATACACGTATTCATTCGGTCTCACACCCAAAGAGTACAATCAGGGCGGGTACCTCAACTTTTCAAAACTGAATTCACGGACGACAACTCTGACACTCGTATTCAACCCGAGCTATGCAACCCAGATTGCACAGGGATACAATCTGTACATGTTTTACTATGGCTATACGCTTCTGGAGTTTCAGGGCGGCTTTGCCCGTCTTCCATTTGTTTGAGCCCCAGATACTCCACGACTCCATTCTGAATGCACCACCGCAGAAAGTTGAGCTGTGCACACGTCGTCGTAAATCCCTGGAACTCTACACGCTCCGTACGACAGAAGGGGTCAAAGAGCTTTTTACTGTACCCATCCAGGCTCGACTTGTAGGCTACGTGGACCGTGAACATCTTCCCGGTCGGGGTCGTGTACGAACCATTCAAGCTTCCGGAGCGAAATACCCTTGCGGTGCTCCAGAATATCGTGCAATTTCTCGCGATTTTCTGGTACATCAAAGAATTTGGAGAGGCTTGTCAGAAGCAATTCGGACTTGCTCATTAGTTTGCAGACGGGCAAACTCTCTAAGTCTCCCAGGGTGCAGGGACGCGCGGTGGCAATCTCGGTGCGATCACAGGGGCCTGTGATTGGTGAAATCCGCAGTACCCATTCTCGCGGGGCTCTTTCAGACATCGCTTTTTACTTTGAAGAATGCCCTTACAAAACGAACACTTTACTTCGGCCGTGTCTTTTACCAACTGATGAAGTGGCAATTGGTACGTGGTTGCGATAATTTTTAGAGATGCGAATACGTGCACCGCCACTCGGCGACTCACCTCCTCTTCAATAAGTTGAAGAATCTGTTGTTCCATACTGGAATTGTGAGCGACGGTTTTAAGACGTCCCGGCGACCTTTTTGGTGAACATCGAAAGGAAAGCTTTGCGCGCCTCCACCTCTGTCGTACTCTCCGTCTTGACCATGAACTTTTTGTCAAAAATGAGGTCCGCGCTTACGAGCGGCTCTAAAAGGTCCTGTACCGGCTTTTTGAATTGGTTCGTGAAATAGTATTGGTAGTCGAGCGGTACGTTCTTCTCTCGGACCCATGCCGGGTCTTCGGCCTTTTCGTACATCTTCCCGTCGCCCTTTACAATCACGAAGGGTACGCGATCGCCCTGTTGAGGTTCTGAACCGGGTGCGCGGGCCTTAATCTTGTCCCTCACGGCTACGTGCGCCATCGGCACTTTGTATGCCGATGCGAGCTGTTTGCTCATCAGAAGCTTCTCCATAGGCACGTTCCCTTGCATGAGCGTCTTTGCGGCTTCACGGGCCATTTTTATTACCGGAACAGGATCACTCGAGTTGAGCATTAAATCAAGTAGTACCTTTAGTGTTTCACGAACGTACGGGCAGCTGTCGCGCCGGACCACCTGCAGACCCTTGATATCAATTTTTTTGAAAACAACTTTTGTACTACCATCTGGCTGAATTTTACCTTCGTAGAGGCGTCCCGCATATCTTTTTTTGGAATATAGGAAATACCCGGAATAAACCTTCTCGAGTTCCAGATCGTTCGGGGCCTTGAAGAGCTTCGTACATTGCTCGGCGGCCAACTCGCCCTGGATCCACGAGTAGTCGATAGCCTCTTGGCCCTTGCGACCCTCGACATCAAATTCGACCATTACCGAGTCCGTATTCTTCACGATCATCTGCCCAACACCCGCCTGGAACGTCCCCGCGTCGGTCTCGAGGTCATACACGTACCCGTCCCATGACTCATGTAGGAGTGTCACGATGTTCTCACCCGTTATATCGGGGCCGTAGTGTAATAAGACCGTATCCTTGGTAATTTCATGCGGTTTCAAAAGCTTCAGTGTACCATGTTCTAGGAGTGAATGGTCTTCGGTCACGTCAACCACACCATACGGCGAGACGACCCTATAAATTTTTTTGATACTTTTGTGTCTGACGACGCGACGAATAGGTTTCCAACCCAGATGCGTCATCGCATCAAATGTCATATCCTCCGACTGTTCAGCCTGTCCGTTCTTGAAATGCTCGTACGGAAACCAGGTTGTACATAGAGTTTCGATTGGACGACTTGAAACGTCATCGTTCCACCAAGAACGAACAAGCACGGGCGTATCTGGCATAACCGAGTCACCGTACCGAACCTTCGCACCCGGAAAGTTCTTCTCGACGTAATTCTTCGTCTCCTCGATCATCTGACGACCACGCATCGTCGTCGTGCTTGCGATTGCGACGAGCGGAAGCATCCCCTTTGACGCGCCCGTGAACCCATAAATACTGTTCATACTGATCTTGTATGCGAGTTGCTGGCCGTTGTAAATCGCCTCCATTGGTGTGCCTTCAGCCGCGGCCATCAGTTTCTTGGCCTTTTTGCGAAACGCCTTGAGGTCCGAAAGAATCGTGGGGAGCAGGGAGCAGACAGGCTTGCCATCTGCGTCAGTTTGAGCAAACCTGTAATCGCCAAACTGTTCGTACTCGACGCCCGGCAAATTGTCGTACTTTGGGTCAGTCACGAACGTCGAATAGCACAGATTATGAGCGCACATGATGCTCGGGTACAGTGATGCAAAATCCAGTGCTGTGATAGGGCCGTAATAAGCGCCCGTCTGGGCCTCGAGGACCGTCGCGCCCTGGTACCCATCCTCCGTACCCGTCGGAACTTTGGGAACACGAATCGTCGGAATGATGAAATTGAGCTCGCGGGCCTTGTACGCCATTTGGCTGAACACCTTGATTTGCTGACCCCGCTCACTCAGAAACGCAAGAGGGACCCAACACGCCTTGGCCATCTCTACGAGATTCTGAATCTGACACAACTTGGCCATGAGCGCGTGCGGGAGCTCCGTATCCTTGAGACAGTACTCGGCGACCTCACCCAGCTTTTGAGCGTTGCCCTCCGCGTACCGACTGAAAATCTCTTTCACCGGCATGTCATTCTTCTGGTCATTCAGAAAGTGCTTGGACACATTGTTCAGTGAATAACTCTCGAGCTTGTGTTCGCGCTTCACATCCTGGAACAGGTCAAACACGTACCGGCCCTTCATAGGAACCATCTTCAACTGATTGTTCCCGAGCGCACTCGAGCTCAGATTCTTCTCGACCAACTCCGCGGTCGATCCACGAATGCGACCCCAAACGGGTGAAAGCCCACAGTGAACCGTCGCACGCACAATCAGAAACTCGAGATCGAACCCGAAGATGTTCCAGCCCGTGATAATGTCCGGATCGACCTTGATCAGGTGCTTCTCAAACGCGCGCAAGAGCTCCTTTTCGGTCGCAAACGATTCACAATCGGGCGCATCCGTCTGCTTCAGGCACAGACACTTCCGGTCTAACCATCCCTCGGTCTGCCCAAACGCCCTGGTCGTCATGCCAATCTGAAATACCACGTCGCGCGGGTTCTTGGGGTCCGGGAACGCACCCGTGCTCGAATAACACTCAATGTCGAAGGACATGATTCGGAGCGGCGCAATGTCGTCGCGCTTCAGGGGACTGATGAGACGCCAGTTTGGCGCCCACAGGTTCACCTCGCATGTCGATTCTACGTCGGGCTCGCACAGGCCCGGGTCGATCCAGCCCGTCGAAGAGATTCCCGAGACGTGCATGAACCGCAGGACCGGGTCTATATTCCCCTCGTAGACGCGGCACCCGTGCAACTCGGAGTGCTTGTAATTTTCGATGGCGTACACACAATTACGAAGGGCCCTATGCGTCCTGAACTCGACCCTGAGAAACCGAGAGGTCTCACCGTTCTGGAATCCCCACAGGTCTTTGGCGCGATGAACCTCGCACGAGACGAGCCCTCGCCAGAATGTGGTTTTGATAAACCCCTTGAGGTCCTTGTCCGTTTTTACAAAGAAATAAGGGTTGAATTTCGTGCCGAGAGAGACAGAGCGGCCATCCTCGGCGCGACCGAAAATTCGAATAGTAAATTGGTCCTCCTGATCTTGACCATCCCATGCGACAGCCTGGAACATGATTTTTAATAGTTTTTGTTTTCTAAGCCTTCTACAGACCCGTCGAACCGAATCCATTTGCGCCGCGCTCGGTCACCAGCCCCGTGTTCTCGGAGACCACCTCTAGGACCTCGGGTGTCACACACTGCTCGAGAATGAGCTGAGCGATGCGGTAACCCGGACGAATCACAAACGGCTGGTTCATGTCCGTGTTGATGAGAACCACCTTGACCTCGCCGGTGTAGTCCGGGTCGATAACGCTCGCCAACGTGTCCAGTCCGTGCTTCACGGCCAGTCCGCTACGAGGGCAAATGTGTCCATAAGTTCCTGGCGGGAGACCGACCGTGATTCCGGTCGAGACGACGACGCGCCGACCAGGGAGCACGACATAACTGTCAGTGCTGAAAAGGTCATAGCCAGCGGCACCACTAGATGCCCGCGCAGGCAGAATTGCATGAGGAACCAGCTTGGTAACATTGAGAGTCATTCTTCTACCAAATCTATGTCAGCCCCCTTTAATACTTAAAAGTCCATTACATTGTATATACAGTAAATGTCACTCGTGCTCGACATCGACGGCGTTTTAATCAGGGACCCGCTTTTGCTCGAGCACGTGCGCTATAATGTCGTCCAGTACGTGCGCGCCAAACTCCCACATGCGAAGCAGCCCGACCGCGTGAATCGCCTTCTGTACAAGCACTACGGCCACACGGCCCGCGGGCTCGAACACGCTTTTCGAATTGATACACGCGATTTCAACGAAAAGGTTTATACGCCCCGCCTCAACGACCACCTTTGGGAGGTTCTCTCGGGTGACCAATTCAAGGCCGATGCCGAGACTATCCACGGAATCTCACAGAATGGCTGGGACGTGACCCTCTTTTCAAACGCGCCCCTGAGCTGGTCCATGCCTGTCATGCGGGCTATCGGCCACGACGTCCAGGTTCGGAACTGTGGCCTTCATCTCAAGCCGCACCTCAGCGCATATACCACCGGCTTTTCAGACACGAAACCCCATCTCTTTGTAGATGACACTCTCGAGAACCTGCGAGCCGTGGCCGGGACAGATGAGCATATGACTTTTTGATATGAA